AGGACCACGAACTGGCCGGCCGGCGGCGCTTCAAGCGCGTGGGGCTGAGTCTGGCGAAAGGTCTCGCCAAGACGGAACTGGCCGCCTGGATCGCCGCGGTCGAACTACATCCGGACGCGCCGGTGCGCTGTATCGGCTGGGACGCCGACGGCAACCCGCTCGGCGGGCCGGTGACCGACCCGTACATCCCGATGGTGGCCTACACCCAGGAGCAATCCGACGAGCTCGCCTACGGCGCGCTGCGGACCATTCTCGACGAGTCGCCGGTGCGTGGCGACTTCGACATCGGCATCGAGCGTATCCTCCGCCGGCGCGGCGACGGTAAGGCCGTCTCGCTGGCGTCCGCTCCCAGCGCGCGTGACGGTGCGCGTACGACCTTTCAGGTCTGCGACGAGACGCACTGGTGGGTCGACGACCGGCTGAAGCTGGCGTACCAGACGATGACCGCGAACCTACCGAAGCGCAAGCTGGCCGACGCCTGGATGCTCGAGGTGACCACCGCGTACGAGCCGGGCCGCAAGTCGGTGGCCGAGGGGGCGATGGAGTACGCGCGCGCCATCGCCGAAGGACGCGCCTCCGACGCGCGGCTGTTTTTCTTCCATCGCCAGGCAAGTGATAGCCATGACCTTTCGACGGAGACCGGGGCTCGTGCGGCGGTGGTGGAGGCGTCGGGTCCGGCGGCCGTCTGGCGCGACATCGACGGCATCGTCGAGCTGTGGCGCGACCCACGCACCAACCAGGCCTTCTGGGAGCGGGTGTGGTGTAACCGCATCGTCAAGAGCAGCGCGCAGGCCTTCGACGTGCAGCGCTGGCGCTCGCTCTATGAACGCGCCTCGCCTGTACAGGACGGCGACCGCATCGTGCTCGGCTTCGACGGCTCGCTCTTCCGCGACGCGACCGGCATCGTGGCCACGCACATTCTTACCGGCTATCAGTGGGTGGCCGGCATCTGGGAGTGTCCAGCCAACCCGCCCGACGACTGGCACGTGCCGACCGAAGAGGTCGACGACGTGGTGACGGCGCTGTTCGCGCGCTACGACGTGTGGCGCATGTACTGCGACCCGGCCTACTGGCAGGCCTGGACGGCGACCTGGCACGGGCGCTATCCCGAACGCGTCGTCGACTGGTGGACCAACCGCCGGCAGGCGATGACCAGGGCGCTGGCCGGCTACGCCGACGCGATCGCCGAGGGCACGCTCGCGCACGACAACCACGAGGCCTTTGCGCGCCACATCGCCAACAGCTACCGGCTGGATCTGGCGCAACGCGACGACCAGGGCAAGCCGTTGTGGCTGATCCAGAAAGAGCGGCACGACTCGCCGTTCAAGATCGACCTGGCGATGGCGGCCGTGCTGTCCTGGCAGGCGCGGACTGACGCGGTGAGCGAAGGGCTGCTGAGCGCGCCAGTCAACCGCATTCCGAACATCTGGATTCCTGGGCTGAACTTCGACCAGGTGCAGCCATGACCGAGGCGCAGAAAGACGTGCTGGAGGTGAGCGGTTTCGTCGTCGGCGCCGGTGGCGCGGTCGTGCTCGCCTACGGCCTGTGGCTGATCGCGCCGGAGCTCATGCTGCTCGTCTTCGGCGTGAGCGGGATGCTGACCGGCTGCTTCCTGATCTGGGCCGGGAATCGAGGCGCGCCGTGATCATCCGCCGGCTGATGCGTAATACGAGTATCTCGAACATCAACAACCCGCATAGTGACCTGTACCAGGCCATCGCCGGCTGGATCGATGGACCGGCGGTCAACTCCGGCGTGAGCGTCAACCAGAACTCGGCCATGCGCGTCATCGCGGTCAACGCCTGCGTCAAGCTCATCGCCGAGACGATCGCCAGCCTGCCGTTGCAGACGTTCAACCGCTCGGACGACGGTCGCGAGCCGATCCGCCGGCCGGCCGAGGCCTACGTCTGGGATCAGCCAAATCCCGAGATGACGCCGATGGAGTTCTGGGAGCAGGTCTTCTGCTCGCTCCTGCTCGACGGCAACGCGTTTATCGAGACGGTGCGCCACCGCAACGGCACGCAGCAGATCGCCGAGCTGTGGCCGATCGAGCCGCTGGCGGTCAACGTCGGACGCACGAAGGACGGCCGCAAGGTCTTCGAGATCCCCAACAGCGGCACGTACGACACCACCCAGATCCTGCACATCCCCGCCTTGCGCCGGCCAGGCCAGGAGCGCGGCATGTCCCCGATCGCCGCGGCGCGTGAAGGCATCGGCGTCGCTATTGCGTCCGAACGCCTGGCCTCGAAGTTCTACGGCTCGGGCTCGGTCCTGTCCGGCCTGCTCGAGGTCGACGCCGATCTGAGCGGCAAGCAGGACGTGGTGCGCGCGCTGGTGGCGAACTTCAACCAGCTGCACCAGGGGACGGACAACGCGTTCAAGATCGGCGTGACCGACAACGGCGCCAAGTTCCGGCAGCTGTCGATCCCACCCGAGGATTTGCAGTTCCTCGAATCGCGTAAGTTCCAGGTCGAGGAGATCTGCCGGCTGTACCAGGTTCCGCCGCACATGGTCGCCTCGGTGGAGAAATCGACGTCGTGGGGCACCGGCATCGAGCAGCAGGGCATCCAGTTCGTCGTCTACTCGCTGCTGCGCTGGGCGCGTCGCACCGAGCAGGCGGTCAGCAAGTTCCTGCTGCCGCCGCGCGAACGCTACGCGCGCTGGAACTTCTCGGCGCTGCTGCGTGGCGATAGCGCGAGCCGGGCGACCTTCTACGCCCAGGGCAGGACCGGCGGCTGGCTGTCGATCAATGACGTACGCCGGCTGGAAGAGCTGCCGCCGATCGACAACGGCGACGACTACCTGCAGCCGATGAACTTCTCGGTCGTCGGCGAGGAGCCTGAACCGCAACCAGTCGAAGAGCCGGTTCCGGAATTCAGCGAGAACGGAGCGCGGCATGCCCTGGCACGTTAGCAGCGAGCACGCCGAGTGTCCGGCGTCGAAGCCGTGGGCTGTCGTCAAGGACTCCGACGGTTCGGTCGCGGGATGTCATGCAACGGAGGACGACGCAATGTCGCAGATGGCCGCGCTGTACGCCAATGACCGCTCATTGGATCGCGACGTCTTCGGTCACGAACGTCGTGCACTGGTGGCGATCGAGATCGAGCTCCGCAAGGATTCCGATAGCGACACGCGGCGCCTGCACGGCTACGCGGCCGTCTTCAACCAGCGCGCGCTGATCACGTCCTTCGGCGGTGAGTTCATCGAGAGCATCGCGCCGGGAGCGTTCCGCAAGTCGATCAAAGAACACGACATCCGTCTGCTGGTCAATCACGATCCCAGCCTGCTGTTAGCGCGCAACCTGGCCGATACGCTGCGACTGTACGAAGACGAGCGCGGCCTGCGCGTCGAGGCAGACCTACCGGATACGACGACCGGCCGCGACATCGCGATCAGCCTCGCGCGCGGCGATATCAGCCAGATGTCGTTCGCCTTCGACAACGTACGAGACGAGTGGAATCGCAACGTCGATCCGCCCGAGCGTCGTCTGATTGAGGCACGCGTACACGACGTTTCGATCGTCACCTATCCCGCCTACGCCGACACGACCGCGAGCGTGCGCGCGCTGCGCAGCATGGGCGTCGGCGACGAGATCATTCGCGCCATCCAGCAGAAACAATCGCAGCAGGAACCGCGAGCTGTGCCCGACCGTCACGCCGGCGACGAGCCACCTGACGGCGAGCACGAGACCACGCCGGCGACGAGCCACCTGGTCTCGCACGAGCGGCGTCTGCGCGTGTTGTCCGTGATGTACGACCTGGAACTAGGAGAGATGGCCGATGTCCAAAGTGGCTGAGATGACGCTGGTCGAAAAGCGCAACTATCTCTGGACTCGCATGAGGGAAATCATGGATGTCGCGCGCGACGAGAAGCGCGACCTGACGGCCGAGCAGGCGGGCGAGTTCGACCGGCTGGAAGCCGAGCTGAACGAGTGCGGCGCGCAGCTGCGCGAGACCGAGCGCGAGCGTGAGCGGCAGTCGCGCTACGACAATCTGCTCGAGGTCGCCGACCGCAAGGCATCGCGTGACGCGGCGCGTCTGGTGACCGAGGGCCGCCAGCAGCCGACCGCGACCGACGAGTACCGCAACGCCTTCGTTCACTGGATGCGCCACGGGCGCGATGGCATGACGCCGGAGCTGCGGCGCGTGATGCAGACCGGCTACCAGGCCGATACGCCCGACGAGGCGCGCGCACAGACGGTCACGACGACCGGCGGTGGCTACCTGATTCCCGAGGGATTCCGCGCCGAGCTGATCCGGGCGATGAAGGCATTCGGCGGCGTGCGCGAGAACTCGCGCGTCATCACGACGTCGGGCGTCAACCCGCTCATGATCCCGACGATCGACGACACCAGCAACACCGGCCGGCTGTTGACGATCAACACCCAGGTCACCGAGACCGCGATGACCTTCGGCACGGCGCAACTGGACGCCTACAAGTACACGTCCGACCTGGTACTCGTGCCGGTCGAGCTCATGGAGGACTCGGCGTTCGACATGAACGGCCTGGTCAACTCCATCCTGGCCGAGCGGCTGGGACGCATCACCGAGACGCAGTACACGACCGGGACAGGCACGAACCAGCCGAACGGCGTCGTCACCGCAGCCGCTTCGGGAAAAGTCGGCACGGCCGGCCAGACGACGACGGTGACGGCCGATGACATCATGGACCTGTTCCACTCGCTCGATCCTGCCTACCGCGGCGGGGCGAAGTTCATGATGAACGATGCAACGGTCGCCGCCGTCAGGAAGTTGAAGACTGGCGTTTCGGGCGACAACACCTACCTCTGGCAGCCGGGTCTCCAGGCGGGAGCGCCGGACCTGCTGCTCG